TCATTGCACGGAACTCGAAGTCGTAAAATCGAATTGCCAGTAATTTCTCATTCTGACTTTCGACAGTTCGTCTCTTGCGATGTGATAGAGACGTCTTTGTTCCGCCAATGTCAGTGTATGAACATTCCGGTGCTCGAACTCGTTTTCGCACTCGTCGAACACAATGAAGAGCTGTCCTCGTGCTTGGGCAGATAGCATTAAATTGAACAAACGATCATAAGCGACTCTGGGTTGTGCGTCTGGCCGCGTTGCATCATGGTCTAAATTCTTTTTGTTATGTGTCATCTGAAAAGCCTATCGCTCAGGCCGTGGGATTGCCGCTAAATTGAGTTCTCGGCACTTATCAACGTACGGTAGTGTAGCGCAACAGATTTCACATAATCTGTAAAGGTGGAATGCTCGTATTCTTTTGCTTTTTTTACCTTGTCGACCATCTCAACAGAGGTCTTGAATAGCTTCGGATGCCAGGTTCCTGCACTTTTCAGCATGGCATAAAGTACCGCAGAGGCTTCAATGTAATCCTCCGGAGGCATGTTGCCCGAAAAGTGTGTTTTCTCCAGTTCTTTGGTGATTTGGAGAGCGAGCTCTGAAAGGTCTTCCTGGAGATCCTCACCACTGTTATGGGGCGGGTCTGAAAATGAGATGTCCCCTAGCGACGGGAGCGGGACATTGAGAGCGTTCGCTGCAGCATAGAGTTCTGCTGCACTCATGCCTCGATCTTCGCTGCATATTTTGCTGATTTTTGACTGGTCGAGTTGCATTCGGCGTCCAAGTTCCGATTGCGAAATCTTGGCGTCCTTCAGTGCTGTTCGAAGCCAGTCGGCGATAGCAGCTCGTGCGTCTTTCTCATGCATAGGAGAATTTTGCATAGGTTCCCCCGTGCCGTTACCCACGAAAAACGAATAATCTTGATTGCAAATGCCTTGACATAAAATATGCGATAATCTCATATTTACTCCATGAACAACGAACCGGCGAAATTAGTTCTCAGAGAGCTTGGGGGTCTCAAGAAGGTTTCCAGGCTGGTCAAAAAAGATCCTTCTTCGGTGCTTCGCTGGAGCATGCCCAAAAGCAAGGGTGGCGCAGGAGGTCGCATTCCAGCTGGAAATCTATTCAAGATTTGGTCTGAGATAATAGCGATAGGTGGCACTCTCTCTCTCGAAGAACTGGTTTTTACCGAAGATGAACGGAAGCAGATCGCTAATCTGCGTCACCAGTATTCGTCAGAACCCGTAAGTCAGTCATCCCGCAAGTTCGATAAAAATTGCGGGGTGGATTCGTGAAGCCTCACAGACCGACCACCGACAGGGACCGGCGCAGCCTGAAACTGGCGACGCAGCGCACCGTGCAGATGGCGGGGGGGCAGGACAATGCGGCTTCGGTGACGCGGGTCGGGCGTAACACGCTGTCCGACTATTCCAACACCGGCAACGAACGGCACCAGGACACATTCATGCCGGTTGATGTGCTGGCCGATCTGATCAGGGACCGGCGTGAAGCCGGTGAGGTAGCGCCACTGCTGGTCGCCTTGTGCGACATCGGCGGCGGCACCTTTGTGCGGGTGCCCGAGCCCGACAAGACCAGGACCGCGCCGCAACTGGAGCTGGCCGCGCTCGGGGCCCGGCACTGGTCGTTTCCCAGGCTGATCAGCCGCTACATGGCCGACGAAATCGGGCCCGACGATTTCGCCAAGGAAGCACTGCCGCTGGTGACCCAGCTTCTGAACGATCTGTCGCAACTGAAACAGCAGCTCCTGAGCGTCGATCGGGATCCCGGATCAGCGTCCGGGACGGAGGCGGGGGGATGACGTCAGGAAGCATTTTTCCACCGATCGATCTCCAAGAGACCGCACAGATCATCGTAACGTGCGTCCTCTTCTTCGTCCTCTGTGCCTTCCGAAAAGAGGAAGTCTGCGGCAGTGTCAAACAATTCCTGACGTGTCGCTTGGCTTGCAGATCTCAATTTGGAACAGGCGTCTTCAATGTTCTTTTCAGTTGGGCGCAAGCGTTTGATGTAACGGCGCAAAGAGACTTCATGCGGAGTTGCTTGCATTTTCTGCCGGTCGCAAACCTTCATGCAGTGGCTGACGATCGTCTCAAGCTCATCAGGAGAAAAATCGCCGTCAGTGATCGCAATCGCGGTCAAAACGACCGCGTGCGGGCGCACCAGCATACGCACTCGCTCCCAATCGTCGTGTTGCAGCTTCGGGGCGAGGCCAACGCTTTCGGCAAGAAAGCTCATGACGTTGTCGTGCACTTCACCGTCATAATCGATGCAGCAGGAAATTTGGTCCACCCGGAAACTTCGCATGGCGTTCCGTTCGTGGCAGCGGGCATAAAGCATCGGCGTACCGTCACTTGCTTTTTTAAAGCTCGCGACCGTGATGCGCCGGCGCGAGAAAATCCCGTTTGCATCGGAATATTCGATCATGAATGTCGCGGCTTCCGCTGGTGTGTCTGGAGCCCTCAAAGCGGGTTCTTCAGTTTTTTCACCAGGGTCGACGATCGGCGGTCGTGGTGCGGTTGGTGGCGGTTGCGCGCTGACCCTATGCGCAAGGCGGCTCGAAGGTGTGTTCGACCTGGATGCGAACGCCGCTTGCTGGTCACCGGGTGGAAAAACGAAGTAACGGATCAGACTGCCCACAAGCCAAATGGCCGCGGCAATCAATACGAAGAGCATCAAACCTTCCGGCATTGTCATTCCTTTTTTATGGCTGCACCTCACCAAATTTGCACGCGAGAGTCGAGCGAGGTGCGGCATGAAAAAGCGCTTGTTTGAATTCTCCCCGCGCGAGCTCAACTTGATGGCGTCACGGCTGAAGGTGCTGGCGGCGAACAAGAGAAGCTGTGCGGACATTTCCGAAAAAGTGGCGCTGGCCGGAAACGGCTTTTCCAACGCGCCGGCGGTGGCGCGCGGCTATCGCCAGGACGCGGCGATGCTGGACGATATCGCCGGCCTTCTCACCCAGATCTGCAAAACACGAACGGGAGCCGGTCAATGATCACACGGCAGTGGAGCGCGTTGTCTTCAATGGAAAAGGCCGAGGTGTGCCGGCCGTTTGCAGCCGAGGGCCTGAGCGGGGCGGAGATGGCGCTGCGCATTTCGGCCATGTATGGGCGGGTGTCGCGCAACGCGGTGATCGGCGCGTGCAACCGGAACGGCATTTTCTTAGGGAATCCGATGCTGGGAAGGCGGGCCAAAGCCCCGCCGGCCAAACCCAAGAAAATTGCGCAGGCAAAAGCCTCGTGCAGGGGCACGCGCAAGACGGCAAAAAGCGCTCGGAAAACGTATCCGCAGCGGGAGAGCCTGGCGGCGGCGGCCGGGATGAGCCGGGAGGAGCGGGCAGAGCTCAACGGCAGCAGCACGCGGCCCGGCGGGCCGGTTGCCTTTGCCGAGCTTGGTGCGCGGTCGTGCCGCTGGCCGGTCTGGGGTTTTGACGAGACAACGGAAAAGGGCGGGTTCTACTGCGGCGCGGCCTGTGCAACTGACGCTGCCTATTGCCCGGCGCACAGCCGCCTTGCCTATGCCGCGCCGGTGCTTGTTGTCAGTGAAGACAAGGCCGCGTGATGGGAAAGCGGTCCAACTTTCAGCGGGTGAAGAACGAGTATTACCGGACGTTCGATCCGCGCGCCTGTGCGCCACTTGGGCCGTTGCTGCAGCATTATGGCGCTACCGACTATGCCGAGCCGTGCTGCGGGCTGGGGGATCTGATCTGGCAGTTGAAGGGGCTCGGCCTGAAATGTCTTGCCCGCTATGACATCAACCCGCGCCGGCCGGGCATTCCCTTTGGCGATGCGCGGCAGCTTTCAAGGGCGGATCTGAACGGGGCAGGCAACATCATCAGCAATCCGCCGTGGCTGCGACCCATCCTGCATGCGCTGATTGCCCGGTTTGCCGCGATGGTGCCGACCTGGTTCCTGTTCGACGCGGACTGGCTGCACACCAAACAATCGGCACCATTCATGGACTTTTGCACCGACGTTCTGTCGGTCGGCAAGCTGCGCTTTCTGCCGTGCACCCGCCAGGACGGCAAGGACAATTGCGCCTGGTACCGCTTCGACCGGGAAGCGGCGGGCAAGCCGACGGTTTTTCATGGGAGGGTGGGGTGAAAACGCTTCTTTTGTTCCAAAACCAGAGCCAGCGTCACCAACTAAGTGTGAGACTTTTGAAGTCTATGAAACTCGATTTCCTCATTGAGTTTTTGAATGTCGTCCTCAAGCGCGTCGCGAAGAAAGCTCAAATTTTTTGTCATTGTTTCCGAATTGGAGTCGACGAAAAGCGCTTCTTCTTCGTCAATAGAAAAGAACCCAGGCCTGGGTGCTGGTTTTCCTATTTTCACAACCCGTTCCTGATAAACGTCCATCACCGCATTGGTTCCAGATCTAACGGTCAAGCTTCTCACCGAAAGATACTTGTCAAACCAAAGGCCTACGGGAATCCTCGGGGCCTGACAGCTTTTGAACAAGCGAACGTCTACTTCAAATTGTTCCGGCCGCGCTTTGAGTTTGTTGAACGCCTTAAGATAGGTTTCTGCCTGGAACTTCATTTCTTCAAATGCGCGAATGGCTCGTTTCAGATCAGTAACGATGGCTTCGTGGTGAAGATCGCTCTGCGCGGTGATTTGACGTTTGGTAGCTGTCCATGCCACCGCTGCCGCGCCTATTGCAAAACTACCTGCAACAAGCGTTTGCCAGCTGTAGACCAAGCAATACCACGCAGGTCCTGTGCATTCCGGATCGGTCCAAAATGGATGACTGATTTCTGGCGACCACATGCCAACGACAACGCCGAGCGCAAGCCCTATCAAGACGCCAAACAGCAATGTGGCATAACCGTCGAAGTTCTTCATGCACTCATCCCATGTTGCAACTCAAACTTGCTGAGTTTTGCCAGATTCGGCAAGGGGGCATTGGCATGAGTGAGCGGCACAGACCTGCGCTTCGCTATCACGGAAGCAAGTGGAAGTTAGCGCCCTGGATCATTGCCCATATTCCGGCGCACCGGACCTATGTCGAACCGTTCGGCGGTGGGGCGGCAGTTTTGCTGCGCAAGGAACGGGCCTATTCCGAGGTTTACAACGATCTCGACCAGGATCTGGTTTCCTATTTCCGGATTCTGCGCAATCCGGACCAGGCGAAGCGTTTCGCCGAGGCAATCCACCTGACGCCCTTTGCGCGGGACGAATTCGAGGCGGCCTATCAGCCGACAGACGATGACTTCGAGCGGGCGCGGCGGATGGTCGTGCGCTCGTTCATGGGCTTTGGTTCGGACGGAACGAACCCGCAGGTGAAAACCGGGTTCCGGGCAAATTCAAACCGCAGCGGCACAACGCCGGCGGGCGACTGGCGCAACCTTCCGGGTGGATTGACCGCAATTGCTGAGCGTTTGCGTGGCGTCACCATTGAAAACCGGTCTGCGGTGGATGTGATGACGCAGCATGACGGGCCGAATGTTCTGCACTATGTCGACCCGCCCTATCTGCCCGAAACCCGCTCCAGTCATTGTTACCGGCGTGGGCACGGATACCGGCACGAACTGACACCGGAAGAGCACCACGTGCTTCTCGCAGTTCTGCAGGACCTCGACGGCATGGTCGTCTTGTCCGGCTATGCCTCTGATCTTTACGACCAAACCCTAAGCGACTGGCAAGTGGTCGACAAGGCCACCTACGCCGACGGCGCGCGCCCGCGGACGGAACGGCTCTGGCTGAACCCAGCCTGTGCCGAAGCCCTGGCGCGTGCCGGTGCCGGTGAACAGCTCTGCATTTTGAAAGAGGTTGTTTGATGGCTCAAAAGACCGATATCGAGTGGACTGGCCATGTCCACGACAGGCGACGGGAGGCTTGCGCGCGCACGGCCCCGCGATACTCCAGACCGCTCATTCGATCTCATTTTAAAACTGCAAGCCGAGCACTATCACCTGCAGGGCTGATGTGTGCGCTGGCCGTTGTCGTCAACGAGTTGCGCGAAACGCCGGACGTTTCCCAGTTCCCGGCCGTCACCGCAGCCGAGGCCCTGAGCACCGCGATGCTGAACGCACAGGAACATCATCTTCAGTCTCTGGAGGTGCTGGAACGGGTGCGGTTCGGGGCTGAGGGGGAGGTTGGGTGGTGATGCTAGACCGTTTTGATCTTTTTGATACTATCACTCCATCCAAAATTGGGCTGAACACGCACAATTCGATCGACAAAATCAGGCCAGGCTTCGCCTACAAACCTATACACAAGACCCGATCTTGCGTATTCAGGCAATTCCTTAGGTTTGTTGTCTTCGAACGCCCAGCAACCAACTACGCGAATGTTATCGGTTACATTAACTCCTCTGAATGTTACACCGGACAAGTTAGAGAATACGAAAACAACATTTTCCAATCTCGCTTCTTCAAAGGTAACAGCACTCAGGTTCGAAAATGTGAAGACACAGTCGATGACGTTTGCTTTGGAAAAATTAGCCCCCCGAAGATTTGCCATCACGCTATTGCTACGGATCAGTTCTGTTTCTCGGAAATTTACGCAAGAAAAATCGCCATCGACTATCTTGGCTCCGTCGATGCAAGTTCCAGCAAGGTTCGGGGACCAGTTTTTTTCTGCTGTTGTCCTATTCACAAACTTGCTGTTTTTCCGAAGCCATCCTGCGGTTTTGAGGGCAGACTGAAGATCGGAGGGAAAGCCAAGGTCTTTCAATGCGAATTCGCTATGTTGATTTCGAGACTTTGGCTTTTCCCTCACAAAGTCGAACAGCAAATCAAGCACCATGATGTAACTGTCTTGTGGATCGCTTTTTGCCAAATCACGCAAGGTATAAATTCCTGCCAGTCGAACAGAAGGCTCTTCACTTTCCAGCATTTGTGCACCTTTTTGGTAGCGATCGATGACAAGTCCCTTTTCGGACAACAAGTGCTGTTTGTTGGCAGTACGAGCTTGCTGGTGCGCCGTCCAAGAGCGCCAGCCAGCCAGTGGCAACGCGATCAACGCCAAAAACAAAAGGCCGAAGTTCCGGAAGATGACGGACCGGTTAAAACTGCCGTCGTTGGAGCCCCAATATGCCCACGTCCACTCAATGTCATTCGCACGGAGCAACAGCAGCATGAGACCGAGGCCGACAAAACCAAGGACGATGCCAGAGACCAGCGCTTCGGGCGCCTGGAAGCCAGATTCCCCTTGCGTTGTCGGTTCGGATTGCTGGTCCGACGGGTCGGGTTCAATCATCAGTGTTGCATCCAAAAAGCCCCTAAAAACAGGTTCATAAAACCAGAGCGTGCGTGCTTCTGCAACCGGAGGGTGGCAGCATGAGTGAGCGGGCGATCACCTGGGCCGCCGGGCAGGACCTGACAAGCCAAACAGCGCGCGCTGTGCTGCTGGCTCTGGCGCAGAGGCACGACAGTGGCGGCCTGTGCCTTTCCACCATGGATCTCTGCCGCATCGCGAAGATGGACCATTTCAGCTGTGTGTCGGCGCTTTGGTTTCTGCGCAACAAAAACCTGATCCGGGCCGAGGGGATTGGCGGGCTGATGTCCGTCACGCTTGGCTGTGACTTTGACGACAAACCGGCGCCTGTTTCCGCGTTGCCGCAGGAAGAGGAGATGCTCGAGTGAACATGCCGCTAAAGTTGTATTGCTCGCGCCGGGTGCTATCACTTGTGAGGGTTGATCACAGAAAAGGGAAACAACGCCATGGCGCGCCAGACCATGAAGCAGCGCTTCGAGTTCGACGTTCTAACGGACCCGGTAGAACGCACCGCCTATCTTATGTTGGACATCATGGCCATGGACGGTCACGGCGACGTTGGGTCTTGCGGTGTTGCGGAATTCGATCTGCTGAACTTTTCCGATGCTTTGGGCGAACCGCCAGGAGAAACGTTGCAGCTGATCAAGAGGGTGGGCGAGGCTATCCAGGCTGTTTGCGTGGAACACGAGAACACGGTGTTGTTCGCCATGGCGGGGGCAAATCAGCGCAATTTTTCTCATCTTTATACGTCACGAGGCTTCGAAGGATTGCCGCCAAATCTTCCGCAGGTTCAGCCTCGGCACTTTCGACTCTAAGGCGTTGTTTAAGAGCTAGTGCGGCAGAGGAGGCAGGCTCATGAGAGCGCCTCGTCTTTCGATCATACCTGCGCGGGCTGCAACAGATCCGGAGCTAAAGCCGCGCGACCTGCAAGTGCTCTGCGTGCTTGGCCGGCACACCGATGAACTTGGCTGGTGCCGGCGGTCACAGGTGAAGATGGCGCGTGAAATGGATTGCGCGCGTTCGACCGTGCAAGCGGCAATCGGCCGGCTCACGCGCCAGGGCTACCTTGAACAGTTTCACCAGGAAACGGAAAGTGGCCGGGATAGCTCGCACATCTATCGGGTGATCTTGGATCCGGTTCATGAGGATGTTTCGACAATTCGCCTGTTGGAAACAGACCGTGACGCTGGCTCGGACGCCTGTGAAACATTGTCAATTTTACCGTGCCGGTCAGTCGGCACCCCTGCCGATATACCGGCACCCCCTGCCGGTGCAGAGTCGGCACCCCCTGCCGACCCAGAGTCGGCACCTATGTTAACGACCCCTCTTAACGACCCCTTGTTAACGGAGAGAGAGAGCGCGCGCGAGGTCGCCGCACGGGACGGGCTGAACGTTTCGAAGGACGCCTGGAAGCGGCGGTTTCGAAAAACCCATGCCGAATGGCCAACCTATGCCAGTGACAGCGCCACCACGGCGGAGGTCGAATGGTTCAACCTGTCGGAACCGGACCGCGAGGCAGCCGCCGACCGGCTCGGAGCCTATGTGCTGCATGTTCGCCAGCAGCTTGGACGATCGAAATTCTGCGCGTTTGCGGTCTATCTGCGCGACAAGCTGTGGGAGCGGGTGCCGGAAAACGCAGCAGGCGGCCGGTCCGCGCAACCGCTTGAAGCCAAGCCGTTCGGCAAGGCCTGGGGCGCGGCCCGGTTCGCCTGTCTGATGCTGGAGCCGACGGGAGCGCCGCCAAAACTCACGACGGCGCAGGAGCAAATGATTGATCAGGGCCTCTACAGCCGGGACGATCTCCTGCGCGAAAAACGCGCCATGAACGGCTGGCCGCGCGTCAACACGATGCACGAGCGGGCGGTCCGCAGGCGCCTGGGTGTTGCCTGTGATCCGGCATTGGCGGGGCTTGCGGATCTGTTCGGGAAGGTGCATCGCGATTCCCCGGCATGGATCGCCTGGCGTGATCTTCACGCGAAAAAGGGTTGGCCCTGGTTCGGGCCAGACCGGGATTGCCCGGAATGGGTGTGGATGCCGGCACCGCCGGATGCGCCCGAAACCTATGCAAACCCATTCGCTGAAGTCAGGGCAGCACTTGCGCGGTTCGAGGCGGAACATGCAAACCTCACACAAAGGCAGGCTGCGGAATGAGCGCGCAGAGGAAAAAGCTGAGCACGGAGATCGAGCTTCTGAAGGCGCTTGTCAGGGGTTATCCACTGCTGTGGTGTGTGGTTCATGCCAACCCGAAATGCGAGCGTCGGGCGTTCATGGGGCTGATCGAGGCGGGGGTGATCGCGCATCTGCCGGAGGAGAGTTTCGAGCGGAAGCAGCCGCGGTCGAAGAAGAAAATCACGCTGAAGAAGCCGATGTTCTGCCGCTATCTGTTCGCCGGGATCGACGTGAATGCCGGTCAGGATTTTTCCCTGGTGCGCAAGTGCGACGGGGTGGAAGGTATTCTTTCCATTGAAGAAAACGGCAAGCCGCATCTTCTTGAAGCGTCCGAGATGGTGTCGCTGATCGACCGGCTGAACACGGGAAAGCGCATTGCGGACGGCTCGTTCATCCAGGTGGGCAAGGTGCTGCAGCTGATCAAGGGCCCGTTTGCCGGCTTTGATGTGGAGATCACGGGATACGAGCAGGCGCGCGAAATGTTCCGGGGCGAGGTGAATGTGTTCGGAAGGCGGACAGCGCTGACGGCCTGTGTTGACGACCTGGGGCGTTGACCATATTTCTGAAGTCAGGACGATTCGTCGGATCCTTCGGACCTGATGCTGGCGCAAGGCCAGACGCGAATAGGCGACCGAAGCGGTGGGCCCAGCCAACGAAAGACGCAAGAGCTGCGGAGTTGGTGCGATGGGGTTTTATGGCGGGAGCGATGTCCGGTGGATTTCTTGAGGGTTGGGTTTTGTCGCCAAGCGGGTGTATAGCGGAACTTCGTCGATACGGGTTCAAACTTCAGTAATGTGGACAAAAATGCCGCTCGACCTACCGGATTGAGTATCTGCTTCTTTAGAACTCGCAAGGAGGGTCATGTTCCTCCAGAGTTTCTGAAAGTACCAAGAGAAATTTGAGATTGCATCATGAGCCAATCATTTGACCGCCTAGTTGAGCAGCAGATTCAAAAGGCACTTGCTGAAGGCAAGCTGAGCGGTTTGGAGGGTGAGGGTAAACCGCTTCCGGATCGTTCAGGCGAGGCATTCACCGACATGGCCACCGCCGTTGCTACTCGCATTATGGCCGAAGCAGGTGCTCTGCCAGAAGAATTCAATATCAAGAAACTGCTAGAGGCGGCAAAACAAAGCTACCGTGAGGCAGAAGGCGACGATGCAAAACACGTCGCTATGGCTCTGATCGCGGACCTCCAACAGCGTTACAACATCGCTGTCGAGGCACGACGACGCTTCATGGGTCAATAACCCCTACCGGACATTCGCTACGCTGCAGCTATTCGGTAGGTCTGGGCTCACTTCAGACTTTTTCCGCGCTTTACACAAAGGTCCGCACTGCGGACTTTGCCACCACAACTTCAGCGAAGTTCCATGCGAGCGAGAAGCCCCAAATGATCCGAACCCATAAAGGGGCGTGTTTCGACTGAACCTATGGTTCCTTTGGGAACAAGAACATTGTCTATGGGCAATGGAAGCAACCAATTCCCGAACTTAAACGAGTTTCGTGTTTTTCCCAGAAACTCGTTCCCTGCGGCTCTCATGATTTTTTGGATACTTTGGCCCCAGGGCACCATGTTAAAATCACCAGAGACGATGACAGGGCCTTCCAACTTGCTGATCCGATCGGCGATTTGCTTGCTTTGCTGAAACTGTCGGAAAGGATATGGCCATTCCAAGTGCAGTGAAGCGATCCAAACCAGGCGGCCGCTTGGGAGAATTACTTGCACCGCAGCAAGTCCCTCTTCGGGCAGGCAGAACTCGGATCCAGAAACCGTTGGCAATGATGTCAGTATGGCGACCTCTTGTCGGGGGCGAAACTCACACGACATGAAAAAGGGATAATGGTCGAATAATCGAGCCATAAATCGGCGATTGTGTTCTGACACTTCTTGAAGGGTTACAACCTGGGCTGAGGACATGACTATGTCGTCTGCCAGAGAGTACCGTGGCCAAGCCTTTGAAAGCAGGTTCTTTTGATAAAGCGTGAGACATTCACTGCCACAGGAAGTCTCCGCACGGAAAAACCCGGATGCAAAAGACGCAGTCGCGATTGTCGTTATGATCAGTGAAATTATGGCTATGCGCCGGTAACCAAGCACCCAAAGAGCAATAGTAACAGGGATAAAAAACAAGACTGCAAGTGGTCGAATAATCGCTAGAGAGTCGCCTGGAGGAAAGACGTTTCCAGATAGGCCGATTAGTACCGTTGCTGATATCACTGCAGTCGAAGCCAGAACGGCGTACCTGATGATCTTTCCGCCGCCTTTAGTGAGCTTATTTTTTATCATACTTTACAGATACAGTTCTGTTCGGAGAAATATTTGTGCTTAACGTTACTTCGCGGGTTTCAACCAGGTGGCTATGATCGACAACATTTTTCCGAGTTCATTGGGACCACACGCGCCTAAAAGCTTGTTGTCCTCTTTTTTGATAACCATCCAGGTGGTTTCGTCATCGTAATTGATCTTTATTTCCTCAAATTTCTGACTTTCCTGAACAGTTTCTTCTAAGTTGATGGTGATCGACCATCCGGGATTATCCAGCGTCTTGAGCGAAATGATGGATTGATGCTCCCAATCTCCATCGCAATTGGAACTGTACCATTCTTGGATCTTGTAAACTGCTGTGGACTCATCAACTCTGCTCATAGTTCAAATAGGGCAGATTTTTCGGTCTTTGTCACGCCAATGGGGTCTTGCTACGGGTGTTCGCATGCGCGCGCTACACGATTCCATGGCTGAAGACTCGGCTCGCAACAATGCGAGCCCTTTGTTGCTCTTTATGGACCGTATCCCGCCAAACACAAAACGGGGGGACTGAGCGTTTAATGTCGCCAGTCTGACCCTAAATTCAAAGCCTAAACTCGGCTAAACTCCTAAACTCAGCCCTAAACTCCTAAAGTCGCGCAGCACGCCGGAGCGAACCTGTGACAGCACACGCGGGCGAAAACGCCGTTGTTACCAAGGCCGAATTCGCCAAATACATCAAAGTAAGCCGCAGCCGGGTGTCGCAGTATATCGCCGAGGGCAAGATTTACGGCGATGCGTTGGTTGGATGGGGGCGCGGCTCGAGGATCAACCGGCCGATCGCGCAGGAGCAGCTGCGCAAGGCGCTGAACATCGGCCAGATGCTCGGCAACGGGCTGGAAACCCAGCTTGCCGGTCCGCCGCAACCGGCCGAGCCGACCTTCGACCAGGTGCCGCCGCAGGGCGAAGAACCCAAGCCTGAATTGCCGGATCCGCGGGTTCCCTCGATCGAGGACAAGCTCAAGCAGGAGCGGCTTTTCCAGGAACAAATCCGAAGCCGGAAGGCGGCAGAGGACGAAGAGAAGCGCAAGGGCCGGTTCACGCCGACCGAAGAAGTCAGGGCCAGCAACACCCGGATCGCGGTCCAGATGATCCAGACATTCGAGGGTTCCTTGCCGACCATGGCCGCGAAGATCGCCTCGAAATTCGAATTGCCGGTCAGAGACGTGCTCCATGAGCTGCGGTCCGAGTTTACCGAGGTGCGCGGACGGGCAGCTGAAGCATCCAGGGCGAAGGCAGAAGCCCTGCCGGCGACTGTCGAGACGAATATCGGAGAGACGGAGGTTGGCGAGACGATGATGGAAGCAGCTGAATGAACTTCCATGTCGCGCTAACGGCGAACCCGGAGCGGCTGGCCTATGACGCCATGGCAGATGCCTGGACGCCGCCGCCGAAGGTCGATTACCTGAAATGGGCAGAGGACAATATCGTCCTTTCCGAACGCGAAAGCCCGTATCCGGGACCGTATAACCGGGACCTTTTCGGCTATTTCGACGAGGTCCTGCGGGCGATGTCGCCGGATGATCCGTGCCGAATCGTGACGCTGAAAAAAAGCGCGCAGCTCGGCGGAACGGTTCTTGCCAACATCTTCTGCTGCGGCTCGCTTGAAATGGTGCCGGGCGATTTCCTCTACGTCCACCCGACAGAAGGCAATGCGCAACGCTGGTCCAAGCAGAAACTGGCACCGATGCTGAAAAACACCGCATCGCTCAGGGAGTTGTTTTCACAAAAGAGCCGGGATGGCGGCGACTCGGTTCTTTACAAGGAACGGCGCGACGGCCGGGGTGCCATCCAGATTTCCGGCGCGAATTCTCCTGCGTCGCTCTCCATGGTGACCATGAAGAACCAGGTCCAGGACGATCTGGCGAAATGGGAGACAAATTCAGCCGGCGACCCGGAAGCTCAGGCGGATTCGCGCAGCCAGGCGCATGAGTTTGCCAAGATCACGAAGATCTCGACACCGATGGTTCTTCCCGGATGTCGGATTTCCCGGAACTATGAGGATGGCAGCCAGGAGCAGCCGTTTATCCCTTGTCCGCATTGCGGTCACATGCAGGTCCTTGAGTGGGACAACATGCTGGCCAACCTGGATGAAGAGCATCCGGAGCGGGCGCATTTCGTTTGCACGGATCCCGAATGCGGCGGGGTGATCGAAGAGCATCACCGACCGGCGATGCTCAAGCAGCTGGAATGGCGTGCGGGCAATGAGAAGGCGAAGCGCCAGCACCGGTCTTTCTGGATCTGGTCGGCTTATTCGGTTCTGCAGACATTTGAGCGGATTGCGCGATCCTGGTTGAAGGCCAAGGGCGACCCTGCCAGCGAGCAGACGTTCATGAACGATGTCGTCGGGTTGGCCTATGAGGCCGCCGGCGACGCACCGCCCTGGGAGGACCTTCGCGACCGGGCTGCGGTGTCGGAATATTCCAAGGGGCAGATTCCAGCGGGAGCGGTGTTCATCACGCTCGGAATCGACGTTCAGGGCGACCGGCTGGAATGGCAATTGGTCGGCTGGGACCGGAACCTGCGACGGTTCGTGATCGATTACGGTGTTGTTCCTGGCTATGTCGGCGAAAAGTCGACCCGAGGCCTGCTCGACGTCCTGGTGAACAACGAATGGCCGAATGCATACGGGCATCGGCTCAGACCCGACATGACGGCAATCGACGGCAACGCCTATACGACCGATGTCTGGGGATGGGCGAGGCGCTTTCCGGCGTCGCGCGTGATCATGGTTCGCGGTGCCAGGTCGGAAACTGCACCGCGCCTGCAACGGGTCAAGCAGGAGTACAACGAGAAAACCGGCAAGGTGAAAAAGTATTCCCGCCGGTTCTACAACTTCAACAGCTCGATCATGAAACTCGGGCTTTACAAGAACATCCGTAAGACCGATCCGCTTGAGCCGGGTTTTGTGTCTTTCCCTCGCGGTCTCGATGACGAGTATTTCCGTGGGCTGACGGCCGAGCGCCGTGTCGCGAAGAAGAACAAGGACGGTTTTGAAATCTGGCGTTGGACGAAAGATCCGCTCCAGGCGAACGAGCCGCTCGATACGATGAACCAGGCGGAAGCCGCGGCAACGAAACTCGGTCTGAGGTCCATGCCGGGAGCACAGTGGGACAATCTGGAAGCAGAACGCTGCACGCAGGCAGCCGAAGTCCAGCTCGATATGGAAGATCTCCCGCTTGCGCCGAAACCGGCGGAAAAATCCGATCAACCGAAGATGGACCCCTTTGAACGTCTTGCCAAGTCCTTGAACGGGTAATCATGCGAACATCAGTGCCGTCATTTCCGCGCTCGGAAGTCCTTCCGGAGCAAGCTCAGCCGTCTGCGCAATTCCTGCGTCCGGACCGCAGCGGGTTTCTCGCCGGCTGGCCGCGGCCAGTATTGCGCGAGACTTCGCACGACGTGCGCCAGGCGTGGTCGTCGGTCGCATCGCGTGCGATTGAATCGATCCATAATTCAGGCTGGATGAAAGGCGCCGTCGACCAGGCCGTCGGCGATACCATCGGCAACGGATTGAAGCTGAACCCGAAACCGGACTGGCAGGTTTGCGGATTTTCCAGCCAGGCAGAGGCAAGCGAATGGGCGCGGAATGTCGCGACCCGCTTCCGGTCGTATGCACGCAACCCGATGGAATGCGATGCACGGGGCAAGATGACCGTTGCCAAGATGGCAAAAACCCAATTGCAGTCGCATTACGCTTTCGGAGAAGGTGTGGCGCGGACGGTGCTGCGAAAGCGGCCGAATTCGCTCACCCGCACCAAGATCCAGCTGCTCACGCCGCTCCGGATCACGCAGGAGACCCGTGAAGAGGTCCGCTTGCATCAGGGCGTCTACCAGGACGCGGACGGCATGGCGATCGGGTATCGGGTCCGGGCCCGCCAGAACGGTTTTGACAAAACCGTCGATATGCCGGCGCGTGACAAGGACGGGCGCCCGTTGATCATTCATACATTCGACGGGGACGCCGATCAGACGCGCGGGATCTCTCCGTTTGCGGCCATCCTGAAAGTGTTCCGGCAGGTCGATCAGCTTGCCGACGCCACGCTTGTTGCTGCTCTTCTGCAGACCGTTTTTGCCGCGACGATCAAGTCAGACGCGCTCTCGGAGGAAGTTTTTGAAGGACTTAGTGAAAGAGGCGACAACGACGGCAAATCCTCTCCTCCTACTGAATTGCAGGCGTTTTTCGATGCCAAAGGCGCGTGGGCGAAGGACTCTAAACTCGATTTAGGCGCGCACGGTAAAATCGCGCATCTGTTCTTTGGTGAGGAGCTTCAATTCCACAACACGAACCATCCGCACAACAATTATCTGCCGTTCATGCGGAACCTTCTGCGCGAGATCGCCCGCGCGATCGGCGTGTCCTATGAGGCGCTCGCCTTCGACTATGAAGGAGCGACCTATTCGAGCGTTCGCATGGGGATCGCGTCGCTCTGGCCGCAGGTTGTGAGCCGCCGTGAGGATCTGAGCGTGCCGTTCTACCAGGCTGTTTATGACGCCTGGCTCGAAGAGCAGATTTTCAATCGCTGGATCCCGTTTCCAGGCGGGTATCGGAACTTCCTTCGTGTTCGCGCCGCGGCAACTCAAGCCGACTGGAACGGCCCGGCCAAGCCGACTGCCGATGATCTGAAGTCGGCCAAATCCATGGGCGAGCGCCTTGAGCGCGGCGTTTCCAGTCTCTCTATCGAGTGCAGCGAGCTCGGGCACGAGTGGGAAGATGTTGCCGACCAGAGAGCGCGCGAGTCCCAGAAATTCGAGGACCTCGGTCTTTCAGATCCGCATGCGTCCAAAGGGTCTCCACTGGCCGGAAAGGCTGGTGAGGAAGGCGAAGAAGACCAAGACGACGAGGACGACAAGTCCGACGAGGACAAAAAAACACCGGAGGACGACGACTGATGGCCAGCCTCTTTGACGGCATCGACACGACCGATCCCTGCCTCGTCTGGCCGGTGCTGCAGACCGCTTATTACAAGCTTGCCGCCGGCGAAAGTGAAGTCCGGGTCAAGTACGCAGAATTCGACGTCACGGTGCAGCCCGCCAGCATTCAAGAGCTGGAGGTTTTGATCACTCGGCTCAAAGGCGAGTGCAACCGCAAGCAAGGTATCCGCACCCGCTTTGCCATGTGCGGCGGATTTTAGGAAAGCGATCCCATGCCGGAAATCAACGAACTGAGCTACCTCCGTGCAGCTTCGCAGGTGTTCGACACGCCTTTGCTGCTGTCAGAAAGTCAGGGCCTTTTGATGGGCGAATATCTGGCTGCGCGCATGCTCGGCCAGGCAACGGTGGAGCCGCAGGGCAACCGGTTCCGCGGCGAGGAAGTGATTGAACCGGATGCGGATGGGCCAGCATGGCAGGGATATGCGCGGATCGGCAGCGTCGCGCGCATTCAGCTGATGGGCGAGCTGGTAAACCGCGGTGCCTGGATGGGGTCATACTCCGGCATGACGTCTTATGAAGGTTTCGCCGAGCAGCTGACCAGGGCCGCAGCTGACGATGAAGTCTCGACCATTCTGCTCGATGTGAATTCACCGGGCGGTGCCGCTGCCGGCATGTTTGAAACCGCGCGCCTGGTGCGGTCTGTTTCCGAGCAGAAACCCGTGATTGCCGTTGTAAACTCTCTTGCCGCTTCTGCCGCATACGGGCTTGTGAGCGGTGCTTCGAAGATCGTCATGACCGAAAGCTCGGAAGTCGGATCGATCGGCGTTCTCTGGCTGCATTTCGATCGCAGCAAGCAGATGGACAGTCGCGGCGTCAAAGCAACCATCATCCATGCCGGTGCGCGCAAGGTCGACGGTCATCCGTTCGGGCCGCTGGAAGGCGACGCCCTGTCCTCGATCGAGGGCCGGATCAACTCGATCATGACGCGTTTCGTGTCCCTGGTTTCCGGGCACCGGGGACTGGAGGACGCGGCGATCCGCGACCTGGAAGCCAACACACTGTTTTCGGACGAGGCGATCTCGACCGGTCTTGCCGATGAAATCGGCACATTCGACGAGGTCCTTGAAGATCTTTCCCGCGCCCGCGTCGGGCGCACAATCTCGCAGCAAAGGAGACTATCCATGAGCGGGAACAACGCAGGGCCCGATGCATCAGCTTCGGGCATCACGCAGGAGCAGCTCGAAAGCGCTGTTGAACTGGCTGTTGCAGATGCCATTGTGGCGGCAACCGTTGCCGAACGCGGTCGCATCAAGGCCATTCTGGACGGTGAAGAGGCAAAGGGCCGGGAGGATCTCGCCCGTCACTTTGCCTTTGACACGGACCAGAGCCCGGAGGCAGCAACCGCCGCACTCGGTAAATCGCCGAAGGCCAAGGTCGAGGCGAAAGAAGACGAGGACTTCGCGTCCCGCAAGGACAAAGCGTCCGTCGACGCCGATCTTGACCTCGGCGGACCGATCAAAACCGAAAAACAGCGCTCCGGCCTTTCCAGGGCTGTCGACCGGTTCGTTCCCGCCGCCTGATCCAGCATCCGCGTTTCACGACATCTGACCTCGACCTGATCCGGGCCGGGGAACACCTCTACTCGGCTGATTGAAAGGGATTTCAACATGCTGCCGCACTACACAATGACCCAGCCGAAGGGTCTGACTTCGGTTCTGAAATGGGAGGCCAATCCCGACTTTTCGCGCGAAAGTGCCGTTCTGCTTGCAGGCAGTGGCGCCGTTCGCACCATTGCTGTCGGCATGATTGTTGCCATGCTGGCAACCGCGAGCGCGACCACTGCGTCCGTTGCTGCCGATGCCGGCAATACGGGCAACGGCGTCATGACCATGTCGACACCCGCCGTCACCGGTGCGGTGAAAGAGGGCATCTACAAGGTGGTCTGCACCGACCCGGCCACCAATGGCGGCACGTTCGAGGTCACCGACCCGAATGGCGATTCCGTCGGTACGGCGAAGGTCGGCGCGGCCTTCACCAAGCAGGTCCGGTTCACGATCGCGGACGGCGGCAATGACTTTGCTGCCGGTGACCGCTTCGAGATCACCGTCACCGGTGCGGACATCAATCCGAATGCCGGCAAGGCCGTTGCCTGGGACCCAACCGCGTCTGACGGATCCGAAGTGCCATGGGGCATCGCCGCGACCGCGGCAGAAGCGCAGGACGGTGTTGATCTCGATATCGGCCTCGTCGTGCTTCGCCGGGATGCGCTTTGCTTTGCCAATGGCATCGTCTGGCCGGACGGGGTGACCGATGCGCAGAAGGCAGTCGCCCTGCAGGACCTCGAAAAACAGGGGATCGTGGTCCGCACCACGTAACCCGCCAAGGAACCAGACCAAGGAAACCGGGGCCGGCACAGCCGGCCTTTTTCTTAACTCCGGCTGAGCCGGATCCCACCAGGAGTGAAAGGCTATGCCGGAAATTCTCTTTCCCTATTCGAATGTCGAGTTGACCGAAGAGGTCAACCGCATTCCAAACAACTTCGGGATGCTCAATGCGCTGAATATTGCGCCGAGCGAACTGATGGCGTCACGCTTTGTGCGCATTGACTTCCGCGACGGCCAGCTCGTCGTCCTTGCGACCGATGAGCCGGGCGCACCGGGCCAGATGTCTGAGCAGGACGATGTCGGCGGCACAATCCTCTTGATCCCGCATTTCCCGCATCTTGAAACAATCAAGGCCGAGGACCTGGTCGGCGGCGTTGAAGTGATCAACGGTGTCATGAATGCCCGGAACCTGAGCACCGAGACAGCGCGCCGCCTCAACACGATCCGGGGTCATCACGCGATCACGCTGGAATATATCCGCATGGGTATGCTTCGCGGCCTGATCAAGGATGGCAAGGGTCGCACTATGTACGATCTGTTCAGTGTCTTTGGCCTCACCAAAAAGACCATCGACTTCAAGCTTGGTACCGCCGGCACCAACCTTGTCGAAAAATGCGAGGAGGTGATCGACCACGTCCAGACCAACCTGAAGGGCGAGACGTCGACGCAGATTGAAACTGTCGTGTCGCCGTCGTTCTTCAATCGCTTCGTTTCGCATCCGAATGCGGAAAAGTTCTGGATCCAGACACAGCAGGCATCCAGGCTTCAGGACTTTGAACGCGAACGCCTCGGCGGCAACTGGGGCCGTGTTTTCGAATTCGGGCAGATCCTGTTCCGCGAGTACAAGGGAACATTCCCGGTTCGCAACACGGCAGGTGCGATCACATCCGAGCCGATCGTCGAGGCAGGCAAGGGTCACGCCTATCCTGCCGGCACGCAGAACCTGTTCCGCACTTACCAGGGGCCGGTGCATCACATCGACATGGTCAATGTTGCGCCTGATGCTTCCGATCCGATCTATGTGTCGAGCAAGGTTCTGGACCACGGCGCGGGCGTTGAGATGAAATCTCAGTCCAACCGCATCGCGGTCTGCAAGCAGCCGAACCTCGTCGTCGAAGTCTTTTCTTCGGACTGATTGGACGCAGATGCGCTCTGAGATTGCAAAAAGAGCTGTCGACGCCGCCTTTGAAAGGCTTGGTGTCGACGGCCAGTACGGGTCGACACCCTGCAAGCTCCTGTTCGAGTGCGACGATGATGTCGGCATCGACTTTGGTGGCGCGTCTCGTCCGGTCGGGCGGGAAACCATATTCCTGGTGCGTGACAGTGAAGTGGCGCCGGTGGATGGCGGAACCTTCACGGTGAACAGCGAAACGCAAAGGATCGTTGCCAAGCCCGTGCTCAAGGATGCCGCCAAGCTTGTCTGGCGTTGCCGTGTGGTTCTTCAAAATGCCTGATATCAAGCTCGCAGCGTTTGGCAATCTGCAAAAGGAACTCGATCGGCAAACCAACGAAGTTGCGAGTGCCGTTTATGAGGCGACTGACGACGTTGCGGTTGCAGTAAAGAAACGGTTCCGGCAGCAGGTCACCTCTGCCGGTCTCGGCAACCGGCTGGCAAAGACCTGGCGTCACCGGACCTATCCTCGCAGCAATGTCCAGACCCTGGAGCCTGCAGCACTGATTTGGTCGAAGGCACCGCAAATCGTATCGGCGTTTTCGTCGGGCGATCCGATCCGCTCGACCAGGCAGGGCGGGTTTCTTGCAATTCCAACCGACTTTGCGCCGACAAGCCGCAAGCGCGGCGCGCGCAGCAGGCGCATGTCGATGGAAGACTTTCTCGACACGTTCGGCCTGGATAGCCTGAAGGTCATCCCCAAGCCGGGCAGTGGAAACCGGGTCTTTTACGCGATCGCTGAAAAGGGCTTCACACGATCGGGTGGCAAAAAGCGCAAGTCCCGGATTGTGAAAAAGGGCGGGCGTTCAAAGTCCCAGCCGGTTCTGATGTACGTGCTCGTCAAGCAGGTCCGGCTTGCCAAACGGTTTGACATTGATTCCGTCGCAGCGATCGCCGAGCGGCTCTATGCCCAAAGGGTCGTTGCGGGAATTTCGAAAAGGCTCGGTCAATGAATTCCGATACGGCCCTGACAGCGCTCCAGACCGTCCTGACGACGCTCGCCGCGGCGCAAACGTCCATTCCGTCGGTTCACCGGAACGAGCCGCTGGAAAAGATGCTGGAAGCACTCGAAGGTGACGCCAAGGGCTTTGCCAACCTGATCGACGGTGACATTCGTGTCGATAACACGCTGATCGGCGGCGGTTCGGTTTATGAGCTGACACTGCTGCCGCAGCTTGAAGTCATCGTCAGCGGCGACACGGACGCCGATCGCAGGGCCGCGCTTTCGGCGATTGTCAACGCTGTTGCCACGGCGATCGACACTGATCTGACGCTCGGTGGTGCCTGTGAAAACAGCCGCGTTGCCGGCATCCAGCGCAGTGGCCTTGTGACCGACGGGGTGCCGAACCTTGCCGGGCTGATTATCGCCCTGGAGGTCGAGCTGACCTCGGACCAACCCTTCTGACCACTTCATAGGTGACACATGACCGCGAAGCGAACGACGGCCGCGCCGAAGGCGGGCCACTTTGTGCTGCTTGAGGACCACGGCGACCAGGTGCGCGGCAAGGTTCTCTGGCTTGAGCCTGACGCCATCAAGGCGCTCGACGGAAAGATCCGTCCGGCGAGCGAGCGAGACAAGTCCATTGCCGCAGTGAGCGGCTGATCCAAAGGAGCATCCCATGGGAACGACAGCCAAACCGCGCGGCAAGACCGCGAACCTCCTGTTCGGCACGCAGACCGCGTTCGATACAGCTGCGATCGGCAACTATATCTCGACGTTCTTTTATTCAGAGAACCTCGGAGAATCCGAACCGTTCGAGCAGAACCCGCTTATCGGCCTGGCACGGAACAACAACCGCGATGCCACCGAGCCGCAGCCGGGTCTTTTGACGGCGTCCGGCGACATCGTCGTGCCGCTCGATGCAAATCACTTTCCCTATTGGCTGACCATGCTCTTCGGTGCGCCGGTCACCAGTGGGGCAGGACCTTACACACACGTGTGGACGTCCGGCAGCGAAGAGCTGCCCTGGCGGACCATTGAAGTTGAAAAGCGTGCCGGCGCGGCGTTCTACCAGAACATCGGTGTCGTCACGAACGGTTTCTCGATGGATGCGGCCCGAAGCGGTGGCTTCCGCCAGGTGACGCTGAACTGCCTGTTGCGCAACCAGGTCAAGCTCTCCAGCACAGGTGGGGGCTCGCCTGCCGCGATGGTGCCGACATCCTTGCTGCCGGCGTCGCAGGGGCTGTTGCGGGTGAACAGCGTTCTTGCCGGCAACTTTCTCGGTGCGTCGATCAACTATCAGAACGGCTTTTCTGAAGACGGTTCGATCAACGGCACCAAGTTCGTCGCCGGGTTCGACCTGGATGACGAAGCACAGCTGACCGGCAATGGCCGGGTCCGGTATGTCGACGATACCTATTTCGACATCATGAGCGCCGGGGATCCGGTGGCGCTCGAACTGGAGTTTGGTGAAGCCGCGGATGCAAAGATCAACTTTGCAATGCCGGCGGTGCGCTTTGACCGGGCACCGTTCGCACCGATCAACGGTCCCGGTCGTCTGGAATCGGAATTCGGGTTCCGCGCCGAGCAAACCACCGGCGCACCGATGCTCACCGTTACCGTCACCAACAATGTCGACAGCTATGCCGTTTAAACCGACCGAGTTTTCGTTCGAGGACCGCGCCGTTGAGTTTCCTCACGGCGTGGTCCTCACCATGCGTCCGGCGAATTCCATTGACGTCGACCAGGCGCAGGCCGAATCCAGCCGTGCGATCCGGGAAATGATCCTGTCGCGCAATGCGCTCACCATCTACGGCGTGCCTCAGAGCCTGATTGATCATGATCTGCGCCTGGAACCGGAAGAGACCGGTGAAGACGAGACGGACGAGGAGCAGTTTGTTGCCGACCGGTTCCGCAACTTTCTGGGTCTTTCTTCCTTCATTGCCAGTGTGCTGCTGTTTGAGCAGCTCGTCACGCAGTGGGAGAACGTTGCTGGCGAAGACGACGAGCCACTTGCGATCAACCGGACGACGATCGGCCGGTTTCTGCTTCATCCGGACATGAAAAAGAAGTTCGATTCCATTGCCTATTCCGTCCAGTTCGCGGTTCGAGAAGAGGGAAACGGATCGGCCGTCTCGCAGCCTGGTTCGGGCGAGGCGGAGGACGATACTGCGAAGGCTGCAAAGAGCTGAACCAGAATTGCGGGCAGAAATGTCCGATTGAGAAGAACCAGCCGCAAACGGGGCTCGGTCATCTGGCCGTGCGGCTGGCGACGGGGGCAGGGGTGTGGCGTCAATCCGACCAGGACGGACGCCGCACCGGCCTTCTGATCGGCGAGGCACTTGCCCGCGCCGGAGACCTTTCCGCATCGGAGGCAGGCATCGTGTCGGACTTTCTCGTTCAATACGAAACTGCCTTCCTGAAATCTTTCCAGGAACATCACGGAGCTGACCATGAGAGGTAGAATGCCAGAAGTCGGCATTCGGCTTGCCGCTGTGGACGGGAAGGTCGTGCGGCGTGAATTGCGCAAGTTCGGCGCCGAGGGCGAAGAGGCCTTGCGCAAGATCGAGCGGGCCAGCAAGCCGGCCAGGCGCAGCCTGAAAGCGGTCGATGCTGCTGTTGACGATCTGAAGACAAGCGCGTCCGGTCTGTCAGGCAATCTAGGTGCTGCCGGTGCGGGGCTGCGCGCGATGGGACCTGCAGGAGCTGCGGCTGCCATCGGCATCGGTGCCCTGGCGCTCGGTTTTACCAAGATCGTGACGTCTTCTCGAGACGCCGCCCGCTCGATCGCGGAGATCGGCGATGCCGCGCGCCGTGCCGGCATCGATGTCGAGGCCTTCCAGGAACTGCAGCTTGTTGCGGACCGGAACCGGATTTCCGTCGATGCCCTGACTGACGGTATCAAGGAACTGAACCTGCGGGCGGATGAATTTATCTTCACCGGTGTTGGACCGGCGGCCGAGGCGTTCCAGCGGCTTGGCTTCACTGCCGAGGAACTGAAGGAAAAACTCAAGAACCCGTCCGAGCTGCTGGTCGAGATTGTCGAGCGCCTGCAAGACTTCGACCGGGCAGCGCAGATCCGGATTGCTGACGAACTGTTCGGCGGGACTGCCGGCGAGCGGTTTGTCGAACTGATCGACCGCGGTGCTGACAACATCCGGCTTATTGTCGAGGAGTCGCGCGAGCTTGGGCTTGTCTTTGAGGCCGATCTCGTCGGGCGGGCGGAAGACCTTGACAGCGAACTGACGAAAGCCGCGCAGACAATCGACCGGAACCTCAAACGTGCGCTGCTCGATGCAGCGCCTGCCATGCAGGCCTTGACCGAGTTTCTGGCGACGGCCCTGGCGGGGTTCAGCACTTTGATCGACCTGACGCGGGAAGTTGAAAACCGGTCAACTGACGGCGTGAGAGTCGAATACGCCAGGGTCTTGAATGAACGCATCTTGTTGAAGCAGTCCATCACCGAACTTGAAACCCGGGACGACTCCATCGCAGAGGCGAGGTTGAAGTTTCAAAGGGAACGGCTTGCACTGCTGGACAAAGAAGCGGCTAGGCTTCAGGAAATTGTCGACATCCGCGATGGAAAACCGGCAGATTCGAACCAGCCGGCTGAGCGTGGACCAAGCGCAGACCAGGACCGAAACTTCCAGTCGGAAGAGGAGCGCAAGCGCCTTGAAAAGGTTGCCGAGACCTGGATCAACAAGATCACGCCGGCGGCGGACAAGTACCAGGCAACCCTGAAGGACATTGCAGCGACCGAAGAACAGGGCCTGCTCACGGCAAGCCAGGCAGCCGACGCCCGGTCGAGGGCTGCTGATGATTATCAAAAGGTCGTCGACAAGCTGAACGCGACCGGCAGCCGCGAACTGGAAAAGCGGCTCGCCGAAGTCAAGAAACTGATCGAGGCCAGCCGGACACCCGCCGAGGAACTGGCAGAGCGGCTGCGCCGAATTGCCGAACTGGAAAGCGAGGGACTGTTTGCCCGTGCCGGTGGCAATGCCAACGATGCCCGCGCGAAGGCGATGCGCGATTATGCGGCAGCAACGGATGACGCTGCAGCTGCCCTTGAGCGGCTTGACGAAATCGCCTCCGGCAACGGACCGAGTGCTTATGCAGCGCAACTGGTCGTTGCCGAGCGGCGCACGAACGATCTGCGTGAGGCTACTGAACCGCTGCGCGAGGAACTCGCAGACGGTCTCGCCGATGCCATTGTCAACGGCGAGGAACTCTCGGACGTCCTGGAACAGCTCGCAAAGCAGATCCTGCGGGACTTCCTGTCCGGACAATTCAATTTCCTGCTTGGAGGACCTCAGCCGACCGATTTCCTTTCCCGCCTGTTCAGCACGATCACGGGTGGACGGTTTGGCGGCGGTTCCGGTGGAAGTGGCGGAGCCGGTTCGGTTGGGACGTATAGTCCGTCTGTCGCAGCACCGGCAGGATTGCCCGCGGTGTCGGCGGTGTCCTCGGCGATCGCGCCGTCAAGCGGCGGATCGGTCGCCACGCAGGTTTGGCAGTATTTCCTCGGCAAGGGTCTCCAGCCGCACCAGGTCGCGGGCATTGTCGGCAACGTCCATGCGGAAAGCGCGTTCAATCCATTCGCGATCGGTGATGGCGGCAACGCGTTTGGTCTCTTCCAGCACAATGACCGTCGCAACAACCTGTTCGACTTCATTGGAGGGCGCCAGAACCTTGGCAATGTCAAGGGCCAGCTGGACTTTGCCTGGCACGAATTGCAGACAAGCGAGGGCCGGGCGTTCCGGGACCTGCTCGGCAGTCAAAACGTTCGCGAGGCAACGGCTGCGTTTGGAGGATTTGAGCGACCGTCCGGGTTTTCCTTCGGCAATCCTGAAGCCATGCACAACTGGACCGGCCGGCTGCAGGCCGCCGAAGAGGCACTCAACGTCTTTGGCGGTGATCTGAACACGGCGTCCTCCAGTCTGACCCGACTGGACGGCGGGCTTGCCAAGGCGGTCGGCTCGCTTGCGGACGGCAGCGGCTCACTGGCGAGCACGGCGAGCGACTTTGCCGGTCAGTCGAAGGAACTTGCAGGATCAATGACCGAGGGGCTGCAGAACGTGCTCGGTGGTCTGGGTGACGGTGCCGGCGGGACTGGTGGCGGTGGTGGTTTTGGAGGGCTTCTTTCCGGTCTGCTTTCCGGCATCGGCAAGATTTTCGGCTTTAACCGCGGCGGGCCAACTGGACCAGGCTCAGACAGTGATGTCGCCGGCGTCGTTCACGCGAACGAATATGTGTTCAGCGCGCAGGCAACACGCCGGATCGGTGTCGGCGTCCTGGATCGGCTTCACAGTAACTCGCTGAAAGGGTTCCGGTCCGGTGGCCACGTGGCGCCCTTTGCCACGCCTTCCGGCATGTCGACCTCACGCCGGGGTGCTGCCAATGACGATCGGGTCAAGATCGAGATGCACAATTATTCCAACTCGCAGGTCAAGGTTGAAGAAGAGAAGGACGACCGGGGCGGGCGCAACATCAAGTTCATCATCTCCGAACAGGTTGCCGATGCCCTGACGACTTCAGGTGGTGCTGCGCCTCGGGTGCTCAAGCAGACCTTCGGCACCAAAAAACAGAGGGTCAACAGATGATCCCTATATGGCCGCCTGAATTGCCGAAGCCGCAGCGCGTCGCGTTTCAAAAGCAGCACCAGGACCCGCGCATTCGCAAACGCGCGGAATCCGGGCCGCCCGGATATCGCCGGCGGTATTCCTCTGTCGGGCAGCTTGTCTCGCTCGGCATCAAGGTGACGCGCGATCAGCTGGCGGTGTTTGAAAACTTCCATCAGAACGATACCGCGCTTGGGTCGTTGCCATTCGTGATGCCCGATCCGATCACGGATGGCTGGCCGCTTCTGACGCCTGATGGCGAGGCACTCGTCGGACCGGACGATGAACCGCTGCTGATCGCCGCGCACTGGCTCTGCCTCTTTGGCGAGGCGATGCCGGCCGTCAGCAAACCCGGCTTGCACTTTGTTGTCGCGTTTCCCGTGACGGTGATGCCATGAGGCGGATCTCGCTGAACCAGCGGCTTTCCCATGAAGCGCACACGAGCGAAGAAATCGAAGTGGCGCTGTTTCACATCGAGCACGAGGACCTTTCAGATCCGGTCCGGTTGTCGACGGACCCGACCGAACGTTTGAGCGACGATCCGCTTGCATACGGCACAAGGTCCACCTTCAACGGGGCGAACCCTGTCTCTCAACCGTTCCAGTTTGTGCTGGTCTCGACCGACATTCCGAGCGACCTGGAAGAGGCGCCGGCAGAAGCAACGCTCGTGCTTGAAAATGTCACCAGGGGCATTGCCGACGTCCTTCAGATGATCACGACGCAAGTCAGCGTGCACATGGCGCTGGTGCTGGCGTCATCACCGAACCAGATCGAGGCGGAGTACCGGGACCTGAAACTTGTCCGGGCCGAGGGCAATGCCTCCGAAATCACGCTTTTCCTGAGCCGTCAGCCGATCGAGGAAGAGAGCTTTCCGTCCGTCCGCATGACCAAACAACGCTTTCCGGGACTTCACAGATGAGTTGGAGCAATTCTTACATCGGCATTCCGTTCGAGGCGTTCGGCCGCGCGCAAACCGGCTGTGACTGCTACGGCCTGGCCGTGCTGATCTATGCCCGCGAGCTCGGCATGCAGCTGACGAGCTATGTCGGCGATTATGTCAGCTGCGACGAGCGCCGGGAATTGGACGGGCTCTTTTCCAGTGCGATCGAGGTCGGGCCGTGGCGCAAGGTCGAGGGGCCAGCCGAACCGTTTGACATTGCCTTGTTCCGGATCGGCCCGACGGCGGCCCATTGCGGTGTCGTCGTCAGCGACGGCCTGATGCTGCACGTCCAGGGTGAAGACCAGGCCAAGGTGGAGAATTACTGGGCAGGGGCGTGGAAACACCGGCTTCTGGGACACTACCGGCACCAGGACCGTCTCGGGAGGTCAGATGACTGACATTGTTCCCGTTCTTGCCGCGCCGCTGATTGATCCAGGTGCCGGCCGTGTTGATTTGGCTCTGCCGCAGGGCTTCACCCTTGCGGAGATCGTCGCGACGGCCTTGCCGGAGGCTGTCGGGGAAAATCTGGCGATCCGGGTGATCCTGGTCACCGACAAGGGTGCGGTTGCGATCGCGCGCGACAAGTGGCAGTTCGTACGCCCGCGTCCCGGCGTGCGCGTCGTCATTCGCGTTTTGCCGGGCAAGAATGCCCTTCGCTCGATCCTGCAGATCGTTGTGGCGATTGCCGCGATTGCAATCGGTGCTTTCTTTGCTTTGCCGCTTGCGGGTGTCCTGGGGATTTCGACCGGCCTGGCGCAGGGTATCCTGACATTCGGCGTCACGGCGCTCGGCAATCTCCTGATCAATGCCCTTGTGCCGCCGGCCAATCCCGAAACCGCAGCCACATCCGACAGCGAGACAAACCGGTCCTATTCGATCAGCGGCTGGAAAAACCGTCTGGCGCCCGATGCACCATTGCCCGTTGTTTTCGGAACGCACCGTTACGCACCACCTTTCGGCGCGCGGTCCTACACCGAGATTGTCGGAGACATTCAATATCTCCGGTCGCTCTTCCTGTTTGGACCTGGTCCGATGAAACTTTCCGACTTCAAGATCGGAACAACGGATCTTGATGAATATGACGAGGTGGAAATCGAGGTCAGGGAAGGGCTCGCGACAGACGATCCGGTGACGCTCTATCCGCGTCAGGTCATCGAAGACGCTGCAGGCAGCGACCTGACACGGCCGTTGCCCAGGAACGATGCCGGCAATGTCATCGCCGGACCAGCCACCGAGGAGCCTGTGGTTCGCTACTCCGCAGCCAACGGCACGGGGGCATCGGTGCTGGTTTCGTTTCCAGGTGGGCTCTTCAACTATGACAACAACGGCAACCTTCAGTCGCTCGCCGTTTCCATCCGGATCCGGTATCGGGTGCAGGACAGCGAGGATCCCTGGACCGATGTCACGACACTGAACATCTCCGCGGCAAAGCGCGAGGGGTTCTACCGGCAGCACAGCTGGGAATTTCCGGCGCGCGGCCGATACGAGATCGAGGTTACGCGGATGACGGACGAGAGAACCAGTTCGCGGGTCCAGGACCGGTCGGTTCTGGTCGCGGTCCAGACGTTCCGGCCGGAATATCCGATCAACTATGAAAAGCCGCTCGCGCTGGTTGCCGTGCGTATCAAGGCGACCTATCAGCTGAGCGGTGCGCTCGACAATTTCAGCGCCCTTTGTTCAAGGGTCTGCCCGGATTGGGACAAGGTCAGCGGAACATGGATCGAACGGGAGACGACCAACCCGGCGTCGCTGTTCCGATATGCGCTGCAATCGACTGTCAATGCCTATCCGGTCGCGGAGAGCGGCATTGATCTCGCGCAGCTCGCCGCATGGCACGAATACTGCGAAGCCAAGGAACTTGAATTCAATTTCGTTCTCGACGCCAATCTTGCCTTGCTGGAAACGCTTCAGTTGATTGCAGGTGCCGGCAGGGCATCGCCGCGCCATGACGGGGTCGTGTGGGGCGTTGTGGTCGACAGGCCGCAGGACTTGGTGATTGATCACATCAGCCCGCGCAATTCTGACAGTTTCCGCTGGCAGCGGGCATACCTCAATCCGCCCGATGCCTTCCGGGTGCCGTTCTTTGACGAAACCAACGATTATGAACCGGCCGAGCGGATCGTTCCCTGGCCTGGGTTTTCCGGCGATATCACGCTGACCGAAGAAATCGAGCTGCCGGGAAAAACCGATCCGGACGAGATCTGGATTGAAGCGCGCCGGCGTCAATACGAACTGATCCACCGTCCGAACGCCTATAGCGCCTTGCAGGACGGTGCGGCCCGTGTCGCAACCCGCGGCGACCTGGTCATGGGGTCCTTTGATACGCTTGAAGAAACGCAAGTTTCTGCGCGTGTTGTCCATGTTGAGTATGGTATTGTTTTGCTCGATGAACAGGTCACTATGGAAGCCGGTGAAGACTATGCAATCCGGTTTCGTTCTGGCCTTTCGGAGGTCGATACGATCGGAACATCGACCGTGCGCAGCGTCATCACGGTTGCCGGCACGACTGACGCTGTCACGCTCGCAGGAAGTGGCTTGCTGCCGGCTGAGGGTGACATTGTTCATTTCGGCAAGGCGGTTTCGGAAAGCAGGGCACTGATCGTCAAAGGCATCGAATCGGGGGAAAACTTCACCAGTCACGTGACCATGATCGACGCCTCGCCTGAGGTCGACACGCTGACCGATGCGGAAAACCCGCCGGTCTGGTCAGGTGTTGTCGGCAGTGAACTCAGCGATCCGCTGGCGGTGCCGTCTGCGCCCGTCTTTACCGCAGTGCGCACCGGCCTGGTTGGAACCGGCAGCGTCGACGGGCTCGATGTTTTGATTGCGCCAGGTGCCGGCAGCTCGGCGATCATCGGGACCTTTGAAATCGATCACCGGAAGACCGGAGACGTCATCTGGAGCACCGTGACAATTTCCGCCGGTGACGGTGGATCTCCGATATCCGGATATCTCAGTGGCGACAATGTTGATTTGCGTGCGCGTGCGCTGACGCCAAACGGAACACCGGGGCCGTACAATTCGATTGCAGACGTGACGATCGGGGAAGAAGACGCCGACTTGCCGATGCCGCTTGGATCCGGCAGCGGTGTTGCCGGGGCTGTCGCTCACGCCACCATTACGATCGTGACGCAGAACGACGACAACGTCGTCAGTGTCATTATCTATCGGCTGGCTGCAGGCGGCACATTGGACCAGCCGAACCATCTGATCGGCACGCATGCCGTGACCAAGTCCTCGACACTGGTGATTACGGACGGCGATGCGACCGGCCAGGACACCAGCCTGCTGCCGGCAGGTGACTACGACTACTACCTCGAACCGCAGAACCTTGACGACCAGGCGGGACCGATCGCCGGGCCGTACACGGTCACTGTTACATAGGAGAGACCCTTGGGCGTTAAAACGGACAACCTACCTTCGGCCTCGGTGGTCAAGGAAGTGGTGGCTCATGTGGAAACGGCCGGCGTAAAGTCGCTGGCCACCATCCCCGTTGAAAAGCTGGTAACGCAGGTGGGCGCCTCTCTCGGGGCGGACTATTCCACGCTTGCGGAGCTGCAGGCCGATCTGGACTGGAATGCAGGCGCGCTGGCGAAAGTCTGGGGCGATGCGGTTCTGGCCAATCGCGGGGTCTATCAGAAGTTGGGCGATTCTGGATCTGGTGCCTGGACGCGGATCGGTCCCTTGCCGGAAACCGACCTGTCGCGATCCTTGCGGGTTCCGACCGGGGAATCGATCAATCCGTTCCCCGACGCCGCAACGCGCGCCGGGACCGTGGTCATGTTCGATGGCGGCGGGCAACCAATTCCCGGTCCAACTGCGATCGACATCACAGATGCACAAGTCCATGCTGCTTCGGCGGCGGCCGACAAAGCAGACGCAGAATCAGCACGCGATGCGGCTGTTGCTGCTGCCGCGTCGCTGGATACGTCCAACTTTGTTCGCAAGGATATCGATTCGGACGTTGATGCGGATACAACATGGCAGGACAACCGCGCCGCTTCCTTCGGTACCGGGAAGGATTTCAACGTCCAGCATGACGGTACCAACACCACACTTTGGAACGTCACCGGCAACATCATCATTGAGAACCAGGCAGCTGGCGCAACATTCGGATTGTCATCGGCAAAAGCCAATGGCGATGTCCGGCGTGGCATCGACCTTGTTGCCGGACTTCAAACCGTCTTGCTCTATGACGGCGTGCAGAGACTTGCGACCGATGATCTGGGCGCGACCATCAGCGGCCGTCTAATCGTTGAGGACGGCTATTACACTGGCAAGGAAGGCGGTGGGTCTTCTTTTGGCGGCTATTGGGACGATACGGCGGACGTTCACCGGTCCTTCGGCTGGAACAACGCCAACGAGCGCTTTGAGTATGAGGACAGCGCCGGGACGATGCATCAGCTGGACGGGATTGGCGTCGGCCAAACCTGGTCTGTACCGGGGCATGCCCTCAACGTCTGGCATCAGAACACAACCGGCAAGCCGATCATGGTCATCATTCGTGGTGGCAACAATGGTTCTGCCACGATCGCCGTATCTCAAGATGGTGTCACCGCAGACGTTTCCATGAGCAACAACTCCGTAAGTGGAGCGGCCCAAATGAACAGCGTCATTGTTCCGACGGGCCAGTATTTCCGCGCCAGCGGCACGGTCACCGCGATCTACGAACTCGCCTGAGGAGACACACATGCAAACCGGTTTTTATCATCCGTCCCGTGGCGTCTGGTTCGCTATCTCTGAGCCGTCTGCTGAAATCCTGGCAGACTATCCCGAGGGATACGTGGTGGGCGTCCCTGTGCCTCCCGGCGAAGATTACGACTATGACCCAGGTTCAAACAGTTGGCTGCATAATCCGCCTGATGGCACGGTTGAAGATGTCACGGCTGAGCGAAGCCGCCGGCTGGCTGCTGGTTTCACGCATGATTTTGGTGATGCGCGCGGCGTTCATACCTTTGCGACCACCGAGTCGGACATGAACGGATGGGATGAAGTCACGAAAGGTGCTCAGGCTGCAATCAACCTCGGTGCCGGGAGCACTTCATTCAATATCGTGACCGAAACCGGGCCGGTCTCCCTGACCGCAACCGAATGGCAGGCGATCCTTGTTGCGGCCACTGCTTTCCGCCAGCCGATCTGGGCTGCGAGTTTCACGCTTCAGGCAATGGATCCGATTCCACCCGACTTTGCAGACGATGGTCATTGGCCCTGAGTGCCAGATCTGAAGTCGTTCTAACAGCCGCCGTTTCTGGCGGCTTTTTCATGCCTGAAAGGATGTCTCAGAATTTCAAGAATGCATAAAGCCAGAACGAAAACATCACAGCCAGACCGGCATAATGGCCGTATGGCTCGGGAAAGACTTCCCGAAATATCAGAAAAAATACCACTCCTGCAGATGCCGTAAGAAGGCCGCGGAAGGCGTTCGCAAATCCAACGCGATCTTTCTCATTCAATGTCGCGGCTCCTTTGACCTACGTGACGTCCTGATGAAAGACAGGCCTGATCGTCAAACCAATAGCGCTCATAGAAACGGAATACAACCAACCTGGCAGGTGCAAGCCTTCGAGTTGCGGCCCTTGGCGATGCTTCGAAGGCTTCGCTCAAACCGGCACCGAAGTGAGGTGGTCATCAACCGGTCAACTGAGCAGTAACTCGCTCTCATTTGCACCGCCCCTCCGGGCGGTTTTTTCATGCCTGAAAGGAAATCACATGCAAACCAGTGAAAAGGGCGTTGAATTCGTCGAGGCGCATGAAGGGTTCGTGTCGCGGGCTTATCCCGATCCGGTCGGGGTTCTGACGATCGGAACCGGCTTCACCAACAGCAGCGCCGTCTTTCGCGCGATGTGGGGCCGCAAGCTCAAGCCCGGTGACACGATCACGCCCGAACAGAACCTGCGCATTCTGCAAGCCGCGCTAGACGAGGAATACGAACCGCCGGTTGAAGCGGCAATGCCGGCGGATGCCCTGCAGCAAGAGTTCGATGCGGTTGTGTCGGCCGTCTTCAATCTGGGTCCGCGGTTTACACGCTGGAAGGCCTTCCAGCTCTGGGTTGAGGGCAAGAAGAAAGCCGCCGCTGAGCATTGGGCGAAGAATTACAACAAGGCCGGTGGCCGGAAACTGCCCGGCCTGGTGCGCCGGCGCAAGGAAGAGGCGCACTTGTTCCTGACCGGTGAATACATCGGCATTGGGGAAGGCACACAGCGCGAGGTCCGCAAGGTTAAACCGATCGAGCCGGATCCCGTCGTCAAGGAAGCGCAGGAGGTCTTGAAGCGGTTCGGCTTTGATCCTGGCGCCATCGACGGCTGGATGGGCAAGAACACCAAAGAAGCAGTGATGGCCTATCAGAAGACACACCCGCACCTGACGAATGACGGCATCATCGGTCCGGCGACCATGGCGCAGCTGCGCCGCGATGCGATTGCCGTCAAGGACAGCGTCCAGAAAGGTGGGGGCGTGACGGCGGTCTCGACGATCGGTGCATTCTACTCCGGTCTTCCCTGGGGCTGGATCGCTGCCGGCGTTGCAATCGTTGCGGTGGGTTACTTCGCCTGGCGGTACCGTGATGTCGTTCTGCGCCGGTGGAACACGCTTATCGGCCGTGAGGTGGCGTGATGGGGCCGCTCGCTTTCATAGGGCCAGTGATCAAGATCGTTGCATCCGTCATGAGCGGGGGCTTTGTCGGTGGCGTCAAATCTCTCTTGCAAGATGTCGCGGAGGGCAGGGTTACGGTTGCTGAGGCAAATGCAAAGGTCGATGTCGCCTGGGCTGATGCACAGGCGCAAATGACCGAAGCGTTATCGGAATCCGCGGCTGATGTGTTTGGTGAGGCTCAGAAAACGATCCAGGCGAGTTTTCAGTCTGATGATCCGATGGTCCGGCGTGCCTGGGCCTTTGTAGTGTGGTCACAGACGCTCGTCCTGCTCTGGTATCAACTCGGCATTCCGATTTACGTCAAAGTCTTTGGAGGCGGTTTCCCGCGGACAGGAGACGACTTGCTGCAATGGGCTTATGCGCTCGTCGGCGGTGTGCTCGGCCTTGGTCTGATGGGTAGCGCCAAGGCTGCGGTTTCCAGCGCGATCAGGGGGCGCCGATGAAAACGCTTGTCAGCTGGCTTTGGATGCTGGCCGAATGGTTCCTGTCGCTGCCCCTCATTCGCATTGGTGTCATTGCGGCGTTTGCAGCGATCGGAGCGGCGCTTCCAAAAGACCTCACGAGACGCCAACGCGCCGGAACATTCTTCATCGGGTTCATGGCGGCGCTTGTCTTTGGCGAGCCTTTGCGCGAGCTGCTCGCCATGTCCGACAGCTGGGCCTTTGGCATGGCCGGCGTTCTCGCGATGACAGGCCGCAACCTGGCGGTCTTTGTCATCCGAGCGAGCAAAGATCCCGTTGGCTCTGTCGCCAAGTTCCTGAACGCCTGGCGCGGCGTCTCCGGCAAGTAACCGGACCGCGACCTCTCTCGTTTTTCACCACATCTGACTAAGGCGCCCATCGGCGCGCATGGAGAGACTTATGACCACTCAAGGCATTGAAACCCTGAGCGATAGCGATTGGACGGAAGTTGCCAACGGCTCTGCCAATGTCACCATTGCGACCAGGCAGACGGAGAGTTTTTTCGCCGTTCTTTCCGCGGCCGAACCTGCTGTTGATCTCGACCGGGACGGAACTTTTGAAGGCGAGGCGGGCAAGCCTGTCGGATACAGCGACCTGACGCCGACCGACCGGGTCTGGGCGATTTCCAACAAGGGCGCGCTCAAGGTGTCGGTCGTCAAGTCATGA